GACTGCGAAAACAAACCACGCTGTGATTGCGGGCCATGAAGACCATCGTGTGAGAACGACTGCAGCAAAGAAGGCAGAACTCGCGTGCCCGCTCGGAAAACTTGACGTGCGAGGCTTGCGAAACCAAGTGGGTCGCCCACTGCTCGTACTGCCGCATCCCGCTGTGCCAGTACCACCTGTACCTCACCCCGCACGGGCTGCACGTCTGCCCGTTCTGCTCCCTACTTCAGCCCGCCGATGGCAAGTGAACGCAGCATGCGGTCGCGGGTGGTCCACGCTCTGAAGGAGCTGGACGCCATGGCCGTCGAGAACATGGTGCAGCCCGGCACACCGGACATCGAGTACATCGGCGGGTGGATCGAGCTGAAGAGTCTCGACGAGTGGCCCAAGCGAGAAGACACCGTCGTTGCGTTGTCGCACTTCGTGCCGGCGCAGCGGCTGTGGCTGCAACGCCGCTGCAAGCGTGGCGGCAAGGCGTGGTTCGTTCTGCGCGTGGGCCGCGAGTGGCTTGTTCTGGACGGCGGCATCGCATCCGCTATCGTGGGCACAGCAACGCGGGCTGAACTGGTCACAGCCTGCACCTTCTACTGGTCCAAGACGCCAACAGACCAAGATCTGCTGGCAGCGTTCGGGGGATGCCGATGACGGTCATCACGCACGATCACGCAGCATCGCTGGCGTTCCTGAAGTGGTGGCTTCCCGAGGGGCCGTGGTGCCTCGCGGCGATCCACCCAGACCAGTCGCGCGACAAGAAGAACTACCTGAAGGCACAGGTGTTCACGCCTGCGATGGGCGACGCCGCCGTGCTGCGGTGGCTAGACCAGCACAAGGACCACAACCTCTACTACACGGCGAACCTCGCCAAGCCCGAGGTCAGCGGCTCTACGCGACCGACGCGAGGCGACCTCGCCGGCCTCGTCTGCCTGCATGCCGACATCGACCCTCGCGTGGGCGAGAACGTCGCTGACGAGCAGAAGCGCATCCTCGCGCTGCTCTCTGAGCCCAGGCCGCGCGACCTTCCGCCGCCGACGGCAGTCGTGTTCACGGGTGGCGGCTACCAAGCACTGTGGCGTCTGAAGAGCCCCGTAGCCATTCGCGACGAGGCCCACGCCGAGGAACTGGCTCGCTACAACCTTCAGATTCGCAATCTGGTCGAGGGCGACAGCGCCCAAGACGTGAGCCGCATCCTGCGCCTCCCTGGCACGGTGAACTGGCCGGGAAAGCTGAAGCGGGAGAAGAAGGGCCGCGTGCCGGCGCTGGCGACAGTGGTGTTCCAGCACCCAGAGCGGCTGTACGACCTGAAGGAGTTCATCGCAGCGCCACAGGTCCAGGCGAAGCAGGAGACCTCGCGCACGGTGCAGCGCCGCAAGCGCATCGAGGTTCCCGGCAACGTCCGCCGGCTGGAGGACGTGAACGAACTGCCCGAGACAGTGCCCAGCTCGGTCAAGGTCATCATCGTTCAGGGCGACAACCCCGACGACTTCTCGCAGTTCAGCGGGGACCGCTCGAAGGCAGTCTGGTACGTCGTCTGCGAACTCGTCCGCAACAAGGTGCCGGACGATGTGATCTTCTCGGTGCTGACCGACCCAGGGTTCGGCATCAGCGGTCACGTCCTCGACCAGCCCCGCGCCGAACGCTACGCCCTGCGGCAGATCGAGCGAGCCCACGAGTACGCGCTCGACCCCGACCTTCGCTCGATGAACGAGCGGTTCGCCGTCGTGACGAACTACGGCGGCAGATGCCGCGTCATCGAAGAGGTCTACGACGAGAGACTGCGTCGCGGAACCCTGACAACGCTGACGTTCGAGGACATCCGCAACGCATTCCTGCACCAGCAGAAAGCGTTGGGCAACGACGAGACGATGCCGCTGGCCGAGTGGTGGCTCCGCAACCCGAACCGCCGGCAGTACGAGCGCATCGTCTTCCAGCCCAACGAGGATGAGGAGGTCAACGGCTGCTACAACCTGTGGCGCGGGTTCGGATTCGATCCAGTGCCCGGTGACTGTGGGCTGTTCCTCGACCACGTTCGCAACGTGCTGTGCAGCGGCGACGAGGCTGCGTACCTCTACGTCCTGCGCTGGATGGCGCGCGCCGTTCAGTTCCCCGGCGAGCCTGGACAGGTCGCGGTGGTCCTCAAGGGACGCATGGGCACGGGCAAGAGCTTCTTCGCGAAGACCTTCGGTCGCCTGTTCGGGCGGCACTACCTCGCCGTCGCCGACAGCAAGCGGCTCATCAGCAACTTCAACTCGCACCTCCGCGACTGCGTCGTGCTGTTCGCTGACGAAGCGTTCTACGCTGGCGACAAGAAGCACGAGTCGATCCTCAAGGCACTGATCACCGAGGACACGCTCGCCATCGAGGCGAAGGGCAAGGACATCGAGATGGGCAGCAACTGCCTGCACATCATCATGGCGTCCAACGAGGACTGGGCCGTCCCCGCGTCGATGGACGACCGCCGCTTCTTCATCCTGGAGGTCACCGACGAGCATCGCAACTCGCATAGCTACTTCAGCGACATGCAGAGGCAGCTTGAAAACGGCGGCTACGCCGCGCTGCTGGATCTGCTGCTCAAGATGGACATCAGCACGTTCAACGTGCGCCAGCGCCCGTCGAGCAACGCTCTGACGATCGAGAAGGAGATGAGCCTGAGCCCAGTCGAGGCTTACTGGTACGAGTGCTTGCGAAACGGGAACCTCGGCCTGCTTGGGCAGAAGAACGAGTCGTGGCCGCATCTGGTGCCGAAGGCTGCGCTCTTCGACGAGGTGCGCCGGCGCTGCGAGCACCTTCGGCTAACCAACATCGGCCTCGGCATCATCTTCCACCGCAAGTTGCTGCCTCGCGGCGACGGAAAGGACATCCGCCTCTCCGGTCAAACGGTGTGGCGCGACCACAAGGGCAACGAACGCATCGCTGTCAACGCGCCAGCCGTCGAGCTTCCTCCGCTCAAGGTGTGCCGGGACTGGTGGGAGAAGCGGTATGGTATCAGTGAGCCGTGGCCCAGAGCGGCTGGCGACACGAAGAAGAACGTGCCGGACACGATGCCATTCTGATGAAAGCCAAGATCGTCAACCTGTCGAACCGCCCGCGCACGCACTGGGCGACCGTCACCTTCCCTGCTGCACTCGCATCGAGCTTCGGCTCCGAGGCGACGTTCGTGACCACGACGCGGCGTGCTTGGCGCGCTGTGCGCGGCGCGACCGTCGGCGGCAAGACCATCTACCGCATTCGCTGCGCGGACATGGCTGCGGGAGAAGTCGTGTGGGGCGAGCTGGACGACAGGCCCAGCATGCATGTCGAGAAGTTCGGCTTTCACCCGTGGGTCGCTGACGACATCGATGCGCTGCTGCCAGAGATCCGCGTTCTGCGTAGCGGCGTTCAGTACCTTGCCACGCTCGACGGAACGCCGACGTTGGTCGAGCAGTCCGACGCGCACATGCGATGGGCGCTCAAGTTCCGTGCTCCGAGCGGCATCGTGGTCGAGTGGTGGGCGGACATTCTCGCCTACGACCCGGTCGTGAAGTGCTGGGGCAAGATCGTGTGGAGTGACCGTACTGACACAAACTACAACACGGTCATCGACGCGATCTCGTTCACGAGCCGCGAGATGTTCCTGCTCGACTTCGGGCAACGGCATGGCGCGTCGGTGCCTGTCGCAACGCAGGACGGCAAGTGGGCATTCCTGCTCTCTGGCTCTCCGCCAATCACGCTGCAAGACGGCGCTGGCCTTCCGCTGTCCGGCGTGATGCTCGCGTATCCGCAGGGCAACAGCCTGACGTTGCCCGACGCAGACATGACCGCCACGTTTGGCAACCTGATGGCGGCGGCGGAGGGGCCGATCGTTGGCGTCGCCATGTGCTGGGACGGCTACTGGGGCGCGAACAAGAACATCCCTCGCTTCGGCGCGAACTACATCAGCCAGCGTGACGCGGAGTGGAACCGCTTTGTGCAGGACCAGGGGAACCCAACTAGCCTTGGCTGGTTCACGCCGCGCCCGCTGGCCCTTGGGGCAACCCCGTGGCAGACCGGAGACCAAGAAGACTTCGGTGCGACGAAGGGCACCTACGCCGTGTCCGAGTTCGATCCACGCTTCCTGCGCGTGATGCAGTACAGCGTCTACAGCGAGCTGTTCCGTGGCATCAACCTGTACGAAGCCGACGGCACTCCGCTGCTCGCTGCGAGGCATCCGAACTGGACAACGTGGAACGGCGTGACGCACTTCAGCCCAGGCGTGTCGCCGGACCGGCTGGGCAAGTCCACGATCTCTCCTGCGGGCAGCGGATGGGTGGGCTACGACGATGAGCACCGCTCGCAGAACAACCTCGCCGCCTACGCGCTGCTGACCGACGATCCGCTGGCGCAGAACCAGATCCGCGCCCAGTACGAGCTGGACGCGGCGAGCTACCGCTCGCGCTACCCGAACTACGGACAGGGCGCGGCGCGTGCCCAAGGGCGGCTGGCTGGCGCGTTCGCCCAACTGATGAGCGTCACCAGCGGAGCCGAGTACGAGGCTTGGTCGAAGCTGCTCATGGCGCGCATGAAGCAGTCGGCTGCGGTGCAGTCGATGCAGAACGGCCCGATGTTCGCCCTCGCCGTCGGTGCGCCAGACGCCCGCAAGCAGATCTACCGCAACGGTCAACTGGCTCCGTGGGTCTCCATGTGGGAGCACGGGCTGGCGGCGGTCGGAATGTATTGCGCCTACAAGATGCTCCCGACGCACGCCGAGACCGACCTCGTGCTGCGTCGCGTGTGCCACACGCTGCTGACCTTCGGTTGCTTCAACCGGGACAACCAGTGGTACACCGTGGACGACATCCTGTGGAGCGACGGCGCGGCCCCGCCCAACGGGATGCGCTTCGACCTCCGCGAGATGACCGGAACCCTGGGTGCTGGTGGCACCGGGACGTGGACCTTCGCTGGCATCCTCGTCGCCCGCGAGCTTCTGGGCTGCGACCCCGACATCGACGAGTACGTCGAGGTGATCACCCGAAGCGCCGAGGCCACCGACCGCCGGACGGCGGAGTGGTGGGCAGCGGTCAAGAGGGTCATCTGATGGAACACCCGTGCTGGGCCCCGGCTAGTTTAGAGGGCAACCCGATTGTCGAGAGGACGCGGGGCCCAGCGCACCTTTGGCACACATGATGGGTCGGTGAGCCTGACCAGCACCGAAAGCCGCTCGAATCCCCCCGTCTGCAAGCACGCTCCTACTCTCCCGCGAGCGGGCCGACCCATCTCCTTTCTCTGATTTCCGCCCAGAAGTAAGCTGCCCGCCATGGGCAGGATACTGGCATGGGCCCCTGTGCTGATCGCCGGTTTGTGTCCGGCGCAAAGCATCTCACTCGTCAACCACGGCTTCCAACCGTGGGAGGGATGGGTCCGCATACAGACAGGTCCGCTGCCCGCATGGACGGGCGGATGGACCACACCCCTGTCGATGCACTGGGAGAAGTGCGCCGACGACGAGACGGCGGACGTGTGGCTTCAGCTTGCCGGTGGAGCAAGTGCCACGGTGCCTTTCGGCACGATGGATCCCGTCATCCGTCCGGTGCCCGTGCTGCCGTCCGATCCGTGGGCGGTCTGGGCTGGTGTGCCCAGCGTGAACGGCGTGCCACTCGGCTGGTCGTTCGCTGGAGCGGATGGTGCGGCGGTCGCTGTGCGCGGCAGCACGATGATCGACGGATGGAACTTCACGCTGTGGTTCCTCTACTACCCCGCGACGGCGCACGTTGGCGTGACGATGCGGATCACGTCGGGCTGGGCGCAGACGCAGCCGTCTGACTTCCTGCTGACCTGGGGCGATGCCCAGGTGCTCGTGCGGGGCAGCACGCCGCATCTGCTCGTGCCCAGCGGCACCTACTGGGCGTCGGGCGAGGAACGCACCGTGCGCGCCACGGCAGTCTGGCCTCGGCTCATGCGGTCTCCGGTCGAGTGGTCGTGGGCCCAAGCTGCCCACAATGGCGACGTGCGCTGATGGGCAAGTGGGTCAAGCGCACGCCGGAGACAGACAAGCGGCGACGCAAGTACCCACCGCTGTCGGAAGAACTGCAAGCCCTCTGCGTCGAGCACGACTGGCTCGTCCACGACATTCTGTTCCGGCTTGGACGCTGGCGTGCGAAGAAGGCGGGCATCCAGCTCGACGACCTGATCCAGGCGGGACGGCTCGGGCTGATCTACGCGGCGCGTCGCTACGACCCGTCGAAAGGGTTTCAGTTCAACACGCTGGCCCGTCATGCGGTGCTTGGGCAGATGCTGGAGTGCATCGACTTCGCTCGGTTCGGGCGGAAGAACGTCCACAAGCGACTGATCGACCAAAGCATCTTCGTGCGCCTTCCCCCACGAGAGGGCGGGGAGGATGATCCGTGGTAGCACTTGTGCTTGTGGTGTGGTGTGTGCTATCCTTGGTGCTCACGATCATCTGGAGCAACTATGCCGCGAAAGTCGAAGACGCTGGACGAGCTGTTGGAAGAGAAGTTCCCCGACCACACGATGCAGGAGCTGGCGGACATGTGCGCCCTGAGCCAGCGTGGCCTCTGGAACTTGCGGCGTGGGCGCGTGAAGCCGCACGGCCCGACGCTGACGGTCATGTCGATGGCCCTGAAGATCCCGCGCGAGCAGCTCGAAGCGGCGATCGAGGCGTCGGAAGAGTGACCGACGTTGACATCAACGGGGTGATGATGCCCAAGGAAGAGTGGGACGCGCTGCTGGCAGAGCTGGCGATGCGCGAGCGTCTGCGCGGGTGGGCAGATCGGATTCGCGCGGAGGAGGAAGGCAAGTGACCGACGCCGACTACCCAAACAGCCCGACGCTGCTGCTCGATGGCGCGGATGACGCGATCATCGGCTATATCCAGCGGTGTGGGCATCCTGTCGTGGCGATCTACGACCACCAGCGGCTCGTCGAGCACTTCGTTCGCGAAGGCATGACCGAAGACGAAGCCGAGGAGTGGATCGAGTTCAACATCGTCGGAGCGTGGATGGGTGAAGGGACACCCGGCGTGCTCGTGCGCGCCACGCGCGATGAGATCCACGATATGCTCCAGTAGTGGCGCGCGCCTACTACAACGAGAACGACCGCTACGCAGCAGCTTGGCTTCGCAACCTGATCGCCCACGGGCTGATCGCACCGGGAGACGTTGATGAACGATCCATCGTCGATGTCCGCGCCGATGACCTCGTCGGCTACACCCAGTGCCATTTCTTCGCCGGCATCGGCGTCTGGTCCCACGTCCTCCGAAGCTGCGGATGGGACGATGAGCGCCCAGTCTGGACCGGCTCGTGTCCATGCCAGCCGTTTAGCAAGGCTCGCAAGCAGAAGGAACCGACACGAGATGCTCGACACCTCTGGCCGACCTTCGCTGAACTCATCGCGAAGCGCCGCCCTCCAGTGGTCTTTGGAGAACAGGTTGTGGTCGCAGATGGAAGGGCGTGGTTCTCCGATGTTCGTCTTCAACTGGAGGCGATGGCTTACGCCGTCGGAGCTGCCGATCTCTGCGCTGCGGGCGTGGGTGCGCCCCACATCCGCCAACGACTCTTTTGGGTGGCCGACGCCGACTTCGAGGGACTGGAAAGACAGTCCTGGGATGAACGTCGAAGAGCGCGACCTCCTGGGCCGTGCGGTCTACGCGGTGACCAACCACCGGCGCACAGCTTCTGGAGCGACGCAGACTGGCTGCTCTGTGACGATGCACTCTGGCGTCCGGTTGAACCCGGCACATTCCCGCTGGCTGATGGGACTGCCTCCCGAGTGGGACGAGTGCGCGCCTACGGAAACGCCATCGTCGCGCCCCTCGCCCAGGAGTTCGTGAGCGCCTACATGGCGGTCTAGTGCGGTCTGCGGCGGAAGAGCAGGAACACGAGCAGCAGCGCGAGGAAGATCGCGCCGCCGACCAGCAAGAGCGGTCTGAGCAGGCTCTTCAGCATCAGGTAGCCGGCGTTGTCTGCGGTCTGCGCGAGGCGGTCTGCGGTCTGGCCGAGGAGGCGGTCTGCGGTCTCCCCGACCATGCGGTCTGCGGTCTGCGCGAGGCGGTCTGCGGTCTGATCGAGGAAGCGGTCGGCAAGTTCTGCCGGGTTCCTGGCGCTTGCGCTGCTCCGCATCGGCGTCTGGCTCACGATCCGCACGTCCTGGGGCTTGAGCTTGTAGGTCGCGATCACGGCGACGCCCACGCTGTCACCTTCGTCCGCGCCCAGCTCCTTGAGGTTTGCGCCGCCCAGGAAGTCGTACTCCGACCGGAAACCGGAGACTGCGATCTCATCGGGAAGGGCTCCACACGCTCCGGCGAGGAGGACGAGGGGGAGGATCGTCGGGCGTGGGCGCACGGAGGTCGTATCGGCTCCCCGTCGCGTCCCTGGGCGTCGCGATCCATTCCCTGCGGCACAGGTCGCAGCGCCGGCGCACGACCAGCGGGGCCCGGTCGATGGGGCGCAGGGCGCGAGCGCAGGCTGGGCACCTGACGTAGATGATCACGCCGACAGACTACAGATCGGCCAGCGCCCTGTCGATAAAAAACAGAACCGAACCGCTTGACGTTGGGAAGAGAATCGGATACCTTTCCGCAGCGCACTCCCGCGCATCAACCAACAGAAGAGGAAACAGAACCATGCCTGCTGGCTTCATGAATCAGGACAACTTCGGCTTCACCGGCGCGCGCAGCGCCATCTGGCACCGCTTCGGCACCGCGATCCAGACGGGCCAGAAAGCGGTGGAGGCATTCCCCGCGCTCGGCCTCGACTGGGAGACGGACACGCTGCCCGTCTTCGCGATGGTCAACGGGCAGCAGATCGAACTGCCCGAGCACCGGGCCCACGTCCGGCGCGACACCGGCACCGTGTTCGGGCTCGTGTCCGACAAGTACCGCGCGATCAACAATGGCGACCTCGCCCGCTTCGCCGACGGACTCGTGGATGGTGGCGAGGCCACGGTCGAGACCGCCGGCTCGCTGCTCAACGGCAAGCGAGTCTTCGTCACGCTGCGCCTGCCCACGGTCGTGCGTGTCGGTCGCAACGGCTGCGACGAGTCGTTCCAGTTCTTGGTCGTGTCGAACGGCCACGGTGGCTTCGCCTCGTTCGCGACGTACCTCACGTCGGTCCGCGTCGTGTGCCAGAACACGCTGACGCTGTCCGAGCGCGACATCGCGACGGGCGTGCGCTTCTACCACACGGGCGACCTTGAGGGGAAGCTGCGTCAGGCTCGCACGATCCTCGGCACCGCGACGAAGGAGAGCGAGAAGTTCGCCGAGCAATGCCACGCGCTCGCGAACGCCGACATCTCGTCGGGCCAGCTTCGCGACTTCCTGGTGTACGCCTTCGAGGCGACCTATGGCGCTGCGCCCAAGGAGGACGCCGGCGAGGTGTTCATCAAGTGGAACGCGAAGCGGGAGCGCGCCATCAAGGAGTGGATGGAGAAGTTCGAGAGCGAGAAGCAGACGCTCCCCGGCATCCAGGGCACGGCGTGGGCGGCGCTGAACGCCTACACCGAGTGGTCGGACCACGAGCGCGGCGGGCCCTGGCTCGCGAACCGGCCCGAGGACGTGAGGCTGCACAGCAACGTCTTCGGCATCGCGCAGACCG